AATTTCAATACCGAAGAAATGGCCATCTATCACACCAATAATATCTGGGACACCTTTTCTAACACTGCCTTTTCTATAAGCTTTCCTTTTTGCATCATACACCGCACCGTTGTTTATTCTGTATGCAGCACCACCCCGAACTGTTGTAAAATCAAAGACCACACTCTTGGTTAGATCATTAGCGCTTTTGTCGCTATACTTTGGCTTTACAACAGCATAGGCAGGCAGTGATGAGTTTTCCATCTTCCACTTTAATGCAAATTGATTTAGCTCCTTAATGCTAGTTGGCAGTTCTTTAATATGGTGATCCATTTATTGTCTTTATTATTTGCTGTTCGTATTTTAAAAGCTTCTCGTAGAACTTAATGTGCTTTTCCATGGCTAAGTCAAGCTCATCCTGAAGTTCGTGTCGTGTCACACGCTTAATAAATAGATTGGCTTTTGATAATCTTGGATCGTATGAAACAAAATCCAGCCATTCAATAGTCTCACAAACTAAGAAATATTGGAATACCTGGTACTTGTATTCGTTTGGTATTTTATTCTGCCTAATGTACTCGATGTGCTTTCTTGTGCTTGGGCATTTAATTTCCACCCCACCAACATATCTATTCTTATGCATTACCAAAGCATCGGGACTTACTGCCATAAAAGAAATTCTATCGTGAACACAAAATCCAATTTCGTGTGCATCGTTGCCAGTCCTTTCTATGTATTTGTTTAATGCTTCCGGTTCAAATAACACACCGTGTTCCATAGCTTTACTTTGGAAAGTTTCTTCCATCTTACCGCTAATTCGTTCGGCAATAAGCTCATCGATAAAACTTAGGTTGGTGCTGCTAAACACTTTCTTTGCTCTGCTTCCTGTAATCACACCAAGTCTGGATTTGAACCATTCGGGGGATCGTTGTTGTAGTTGTAGTATTTTCATTTAGTCTCTTTCTATACCGTTCTTTTCTAGGTCGCGGTTGTTAAGTGCAATAATGCTGTTGCGGTTTATTTCCTTGGCTTGTTTTACCAATGCTTCGATGGTTTCCACTGGGTACCCCATCAATTTATTAAATGCTTCTTCGTTCATTTCTCTTTGGTGTTAAAGGTTTCTGTTTTCTCAAGCGTGTCCTTTAGTATCACATTCCAAGCCCACTTATCCTTGTCAGCGTTCCAAAGTTTCTCGTACATCTCAAGTAGTATCTCTCTTTGTGTCATTTCTCTTTGGTGTTAAAGGCTTCCAGATCAATGGTTGGCTCAAGATTAGAAAGGTGCCTTACGGTAATGCCTAAAGCTTCCGCAGCTTCCTTTTTGGTGTTATACCTTTCCAAAGCCAGCTTGATCAATTCTTTTCTGTGCTCTTTAATGTTTAAGCTTTTCTCTGTATCCAACGTGCGTACATTTTTGCTGCCCATGCTTTTCTTTGTTGTTTGTTTTTGTATAATTTTCTTAGCGTTGCCATTGCAATACGCATAAATTGTTTTGTTTCCTTGTCACTCATCTTTCACAAAAGTTCCGTTAATCATTCTCCCTCTACGCTTTGCAATAACATTATATGCACCCATAATACAATCTTCAATATCAGTACCCACCATGTGACTAATACTGGTAAGCACCACCACACAATCGCCAATGGCGTCTTCGATTTCTGCGCGATCTTCATTTAGCACTGCTTTAGAAAGCTCGCCAACCTCTTCTACAAGCTTTAGCGTTTGCGTCTTAATGTCACCTTTCTTATAGATGCCTTTGTCTTTTGCCCAATCACGAATTGGTTCAAATTCATTTTTTAGTTTCATTTCTTTCCTTTTCTATTTGTTTAAACTTCTCTAGTAGTTCTAGAGCTTTCTTTCTGTTATTACCACTGATTTCCTCGTACGTCATTGCACAAGGGTTGTTGTTTGTAACTGCTACGATTCTTGATTTTGAAGCCATACCTTATAAAAAATTTCTTTGCAACGAGCAATATTTTGCTCCTTGTCGTTATACAATCTTAACGGCTTCTTTTTCTGTGTTGTTACTGTTGTGGGTAGCTTATCCTTATAAAGCTGCCTTAATATATATTTATTTGTTCTAAGATGTTTGCCCAATCTTCTAGCAATTCTTGCCAGAGGCATACTCATTAGCGGCGATCTAGCTTCCTTAGTCCAAGCCATACTCATTCGATCAAGACGAATATTGTGGTAATACTGTAATTCCATAATGTCAAACATAAACGTATCTTCCAACTGGGCTCTCTCGTAACCACCAAATAACTCATCAGCACCATCTCCAGTAAGCACCATACTATTTGTAGCCTCTTTAAATAAAAGGTAGTTTGGGATAAAGCTTCCATAGTCAAGTGGATGCTCATAGTGATACATAGCTTGCTTAACATCGCTAGTAGTGTACACATCTGAAATATACCTAGCGTTTAGCTGATACTCTTCCATGACTTGTTCCACAACATGACTTTCACCATTTTCAATGGTTAGAATCTCAGGTTCATAGTCTTTAATATGATGTAGTATGATATTGGAGTCTAACCCACCGCTAAGAAGCATTGTAATGCCGTCTAAGCGATTTTCTAGTCTTTGCTTAATACTTCTATCAATTACTTGGTAAAGATCGTTATACGGCTCTAAAATCCAGTACTGCTGTCTTGCTACGAAATTAGCCAACTTTTGGTGCTTAAAGTCATATTCATAAAGCTGACCTGGAATTGCTCTGCACACACTATCAAACGGGGTGTTTAATGTAGCAAACTGCTTCTTAGTGTAATCCATTAGCCAATACTTTTCTGGCAGTATAGCTTTAATCTCACTGGCAATACCTTCGCTGCTATAGTACAACTGCTTTTTGCCTAACCAATCGGTAAAGAAATAGCAATTGTCTTTACTGATTAAAGCTATAGACCAAAAACCATCCCACTTAATAGATTCTTTATAGAATGCTTCTACTGTTTTGCACTTCTTAAGCAGCCAAACCAAGTAGTGCACATCACTAGCAGGATTGCCTTTGTGCAGATCCTTATAGTTAAAGATCTCGCCATTAAAGACCAAGTAGTAATTGCCAACTTTTACTGGTTGCTCAATATTGGTATTGTTGCTACTTAATGGTAACGAGTGGAAAGTAATCTGGTAAGGGCCAACTTGCTTTTCATGTGTGGTATAACCACGATGGGCAAGGGTATTTATTTCCCCCTTTCTTGTAATAGCGAATCCGCACATTTGTTTCTTCTTTTTCTTAATTCGTAAATATCACTCTCAAAGCAATGTAAACTGCCAATCCACATACTCATTGTACCTAAGCCATAACCAAGCCTATTTGCCACGTACTGCGCTAACAGCTGCGTCATATATATATCGTTGTGCAAATGTCTGATAGCGTCGCAGGAGCGAATTAAATAGGTAACATCAACCTTATTATCGTTAACCTTAAACCAATACCCTATCGTACAGGGTAACCGTCGTGCTGGTTGCACGCTTTGGTCTTCAGGATGCCAGATAGAAAGGAAAGCTTGGCGACTCGTAGGGCTGAGTTTGAGTCTTTGGACAATGTCCTCCAAGCTTCCCATAGTGTATCTAATTCCTTGCTTTGCTGGTGGCCAGAATCTCTCTTGATAGGTATGGCTAAACATTTCACCAGGGCGATGTTTGTCATCATCTTTATAGTATGGCCAATAGGTAAATGTCCTTCCAGGATTTGTAGCCTCTCCACCAACACGCTCGTGGAAATGATCATCTGCCCATGGATGATCAGCGTAAGACATATCCACATCAATACTACATTGAAAGAATATGTTTTGCACCTCAACCATTTTATACTTGGCTTTCTGTGCCTGCCATTCTTCTACAAGCTTTGCCTTTCTGCCATTTAGCAGTACGCTGTAGAGATTTAACAAACTTTGCTTACTTGACAACATCACCGTCTTGAATTATAATACCCTCAAGGTAGTTGTTAAGTCCGCCTAAGTACGCTACTGCATCCAGTAGGTTATCCTGTTTATGGCTCCAACTTTCTCTTGCAAGCTTTAGAGCAATCTGCATATTATATAGATCAACAACATCAATATCTTTGTTGCTCATCACTGAAGCTATAACTGCAGCACGACGGTTGGTCTCTGACATCGGACCATACTGTCTTTCCTTTTCTTCCGATCTTTCGTTTATGATTCGGTCTGCTTCCCTTAGTATATTCATTGTTTAGAATTTTACCCAGCGGATTCGTCTTTCATATTTACGAATCAGCATCGCGTTGTTGTTTAGTACTCTTATTGTATTGTCACTCCATTCTGTTCTGGAGGCAACAATCATAATGTTTAGGCTTTCCCATCTTAGATCCAAAACAAACGATCTAAGATAATTCTTGTGCCTAATCTTTCTTAGCAGCTTTTTCATCCTTTAGCTTTGCTTCTGTTATTACTTGTCTAAAGGCTGTACGATACTTTTCCAATTCCTTGTTGGTCTTGTTACAATCACTAAGCAATGACTGAAGATCTTTTACCTGCTGCTGAAGCTCATATCTGTGCTTCTTTTCCTCCGCAAGTTCTTCCTTTACATCGCTAATAGTCTCGTACTCATTATAGTTTTGGTTAAGTATTCTATTAACACAGAAATCATATATATCGCAATATGATCTGTACAGCCTGTACCTTTTTACTGGATTGGTGTTGTACTTGCTTTTGTGCTGCCTAGCAGCATGGACCACAGAACTGTGATCCATGTTAAAGCTGCTAGCAATTTCAGTAGTGGTATACATTCTACGGACAGCAACCATAATTGCCATTCTTGCGTCTACAATTTCTCGTCTACGTGTCTTTTCAAATGCGTTCACTCCAAACACTTCTTGTACGGCAGTAGCCAAATCCAATACCTCAACTGGTGCTTTATCTCTCATCTTAGAATGGTAGATCATCATCAGACTGAGCAGGCGTTGTTGCTGTTGCTGTTGGTGCAGTAGCATCTAAACCAGCAAACAAAGCTTCGTCCTCTTCCGTATTTGCTTGCATTTCTACAAGATTTAATACCACACCTTTGTTGATATAACAAGTAAGACCTTTCTTGCCTGCCATCTCGTAGGATTTAATAGTGGCCTTTACTCTCATCGTACTACCATTGCCTATGATGTCCGTAAACACATTCTTTTGTGAATCCCAGATCGTAGGTAAGGAGACTGTTTTTAAACGCACTGTAGGCTGCTCGTATTTGTACGTGCCATCCTGACGCTTAACATTCACGTGGTCAAGAATTTTCATTCCACTTAGTAAATCCCTGCTTGCACTATCTAGTGTAAGCTCTACGGAATATTTACCGCTCATCTGATCTGGACCTGTCTTTTCTGTTAGACGTGCCCAGTTTGCTGTACCAGTTAATACCACTGATACACCCTTTGCAAAATCGTTTGCCATTGTTATTGTTTTTTGTGCTGCAATTATTAATAAAGAAAGTATTGGCTGCAGCTTTACCAATGCTTATCCTAATATAAATTCTATAATTTCATACAAAGCAATCATTGCTGTTATAGCAATAGAAGTAAGTATAAATGTTACGCTGTAATAGAAAGCGTTTTGTCTTGGTGTGTACTTTTTCATGATTGGTATACTTCAGGGAATTCTTTTTTGTGGTAGCTTTTAAATAGCTCATCTGCTTCCTCTCCGATTGCACCTACTAAGTTTAGTATAGCTGCTCTTTGCTCTGATCCACGTTTCCAAACTCTATGGTCATCGCTTCTTTGATAATGCCAGTCGTGGCTTTCTAATAGTTGTTTTAGTTGATCCATTGTTGTTGTTGTTAAAGGCGGCCGAAGCCGCCTTGTGGTTTTTATTTAGTTATTCTCATTTCGTAGAACCAACCTTCTTGGCGATTGCTTTTAAGAAACTTGCTTATAGCTATTTGTGCGTTTCTGCGTGTTGTCTTGTAGGTTGTTGCAAAATGAATCGCCAAATCTTTGTCTCGCTTGTCTGTTACCTTAAATGTGTATGTCATAGCCAAATCAAAACTATCGTTAATAGTTAATGGCTTTTCTAACAAGCGGTAGTATTTAGTTCCAACAGCTTCAAGTTGCTGAGCTTCCCCAGACTTTACCATTTTTTGAACTTGGTAGCGGGCTTTGTCGTAAGAGATCCCAAACTGGATAGCCAATTCTTTTACTGTTGCGTATTGGTAAGTAAGTTGCATAATAATTTGTTTTGGTTGTTTGTTAATTACATTGCTAATGTACGGATCCTATTTAATTAACAACGATTAACGGAGAAATATTTTCGATCTTTTTTCACAACCACCCTTAATAGCAGAACTATGCATCCATTATTTTTGGCCTGCGTAGTTATACGCAGACAAAAAAATAGATGTATTGCTATTATTTTTTTTTTCTTTCCATATATAGAGCAGAAAAAAAATAAAAAAGGCCCCAAAAGCAATGCTCTTGAGGCCACACAACAACAACGGAATCAGGGAAAGAAACCGTGTTTCTATTAACTTATCTTTGATTTCGAATAAGCATAAATATAACTATTCCCATAGCCATAACAGCTATTTGCCAAGGCAATTTGTGTTTCCAGCTGTTTTTGTTATTAACATAAACCAACTGGTCGATGGGTACTTCTTTAACTATGCTTATCGTATCTGGTGGACATTCCACTTCCACTCTAATAGTATCATGGGATCTCATTACTTTGATTCTAACGCGATCTTTTATTGTCTCTATTGTATCAAGATGGTTAAGCACTAAAGTGTCCTTAGCGACAATGCTATCGGTCACCACGACTGTGTCTAGACGAACAATCCTTTGGTTTAGTATTTCCGGATCCTTTGCAATCGCACGCTTTAGGTGCCACGATGCACCACAACTTGTCAGCATTAATGCTGTACTTACGACCCCTAACTTCCACAAGAGTCGCATTCCTCAGGGTTTTCTATGTTGCAAGTTGGCTGCTCCTTGTTTTCCAATTCCTCTATAAAGCTGTTGAAGCTATCTTCCCAACCGTTTGAAATGTTACTCATTAGTAGCTATCTATTTTATTTTGGATTTCTTTAACACTAAAGTGCAGCGTCATATCTAAGCCCGCTTCCCAGCGCTGCACTTCCTTACCATCAACAAAGAGGATAAGGGTAGGGACTTTGGTGATGTTGTACTTTTCTTTGATTGCGAGGTTTTGTTCAATATAACCGTTGAAGACCCGAACGCCATCAATAACATCTAGGCCATACCAATCGTTCGATTTATTGAACTCGGCATTAATATGCACTACAGCCTTCTCCTGGCTGTAGAGACTCGTAGACAATAAGAGTGCAAATAGTAGGGTTCTCATTTTTGATTTTGCTGAATTTCAAAGAGGCGCTCATCTATAACCTTCACATCGTGGCTAATCTCCTCGACTTGCT